AGGGTTAGAACGTGAAGAAGCACTTAAATTCCCTGTTGAATTTTTAAAAGCTATACCCGTTGATACAGATTTAGAAATCGTTAAACATAAAATAGCTGTTTTACGTTTATCGAATTTACCTCATCAATGTGACGAAATTACTAATGTAATAAATCTTCATAAAAGAGTTATTGATGGTGAAGATGTTACAGAGGATGAATGGTTATTAGCAGAAGCAGCAGCAAGGTCAGCAGCATGGTCAGCAGCAGCACGTTCACCAGCAACACGTTCAGTAGTATCAGCAGCAGCACGTTCAGTAGTAGTAGCAGCAGCACGTTCAGTAGTAGCAGCAGCATCATGGTCAGCAGCAGCAGCACATTCAGCACGTTTAGAATTTTGGAAAGTAGAACGTGATAACTTACTTAAAACATTGAAGGATGAACATGTCTCATTTTAAAGAATTACAAGCTAAATTGAAATTAACGAATGAAAAATTAGCGTTAAGGTTACAGGTTACGCAGCGAACTGTTGAACGCTGGCGCGGTAACAATAACGATGAACCACCGTATACAACAATGCTTGTTATGCAATCTTTCGTGAGTGGTAAAGGTGTACGTCACCATGAGGAAAAAAAATGATAATAGGTTTGTGTGGTGCTGCTCGTAGCGGCAAAGATACTGTAGCTTCAATGTTACCTTTTAACACTTACGCTTTTGCTGAACCAATGAAAGAGGCTTGTCGTGTTATTTTTGGATGGAATGATGAACACTTACATGGTGAATTGAAAGATGTTGTAGATCCTATTTTTAACACATCACCAAGACACGCTTTACAAACATTGGGTACACAGTGGGGGCGTGAACTGGTTAATTCTAACATATGGTTAATTGCAGCACAGAATAAAATTAACCAGAGTGAAAACTTAATACTAACTGACGTAAGGTTTGATAACGAAGCTGATTTAATTTTAAGTAATGGTGGAATTATAATACGTGTAAATCGTAAAGGTTTGGTTGGTGTTTTAGATCATGTGTCTGAATCAGGCATATCTTCAAGTAAAATTACTTTTGAACTTGATAATAACGGGTCATTGAATGATTTAAGGCAGCTTGTAAAAAATCTAAATCTATAATTAGTTGACACCGACTTTAAATCGGGTTAATCTAACCAAACTTAAAGAATTGAAGGACTTAAACAAATGAACATATTACAAAAAGAAACGTGGATAAAAGAAATGCAACATCATCAAGACGTTGACAGTCTCGTACAAGGACAATGGTTTGAAAACGGTAAAGGTTGCTTTTTCGGTTGTGCAATGCAGACAGAAGTAAAAGCTTTAGAAAAAGCAGCACAAGCCATGGGTTTACCGTTTTGGGTTGTTGGATTAGCTGAAGCAATTTTCGAAGGGTTAGAACGTGAAGAAGCACTTAATTTTCCTGTTGAATTTTTAAAAGCTATACCCGTTGATACAGATTTAGAAATAGTTAAACATAAAATAGCTGTTTTACGTTTATCGAATTTACCTCATCAATGTGCTGAAATTACTAATGTAATAAATCTTCATAAAAGAGTTATCAACGGTGAAGATGTTACAGAGGATGAATGGAAAGCATCAGCACAGTCAGCACGTTTAGCAGCACGTTCAACAGCACGTCCAGCAGCACGTTCAACAGCACGTTCAGCACGTTCAGAGTTTTGGAAAGTAGAATGTGATAACTTACTTAAAACATTAAAGGACTTAAACAAATGAACATATTACAAAAAGAAACGTGGATAAAAGAAATGCAACATCATCAAGACGTTGTTATGTGGTTAACCGCGCTTGCGGATTGTAAGCGCAAATATTACAACGAACAAAGAAGGTAGATAAAATGTTAAAATATAAAAAACAACTGTTGACAATCCTTTTAAGTGCGTTCTTATGTTGCTTACCTTTTTTGGCTAACTACATGGCAAGAACGGAATGCCATAACTTTGAAAACCCAACAGGGTTAAAAGTTGAGTACATAGAGTGGAGCAATTGCTATATCGAAATAAATAAAGATATGTTAATCAAATATAGCGGAGTAAAAGTACCATAACCCCAGCTTAACGTGGTTACTATGTAATAACCACGAAACTATTAACGATTAAATAAAAGGAAAGGTTGATGCCCTACGATGAACAAAGAGAAAAAGAATTACTAAAGCCTTGGTTGATGCGAGGTGATTGCCTAGAGCGAATGAAAGAAATACCAGATGGCTCAGTTGATATGATATTAACAGATCCACCTTATGGTACGATGAATAATGCAGGGCTTGACGGTTGGGAGGATAACAAAACAAGCTGGGATACGTTGATTGACCAAGAAAAAATGCTAGAAGAATGCAATAGAGTTTTACGCGTCAATGGTTCATTGCTGTTATTTGCTCAAGACCCTTTTACGGGGGATTTAATGACAAAACAGCATGGTAACTTACCGTTTAGCTACAGAATGACATGGTTAAAGGATCATTTTGCTAATGCGTTAATAGCAAAAAAAGCACCTGTGAATTACACGGAAGATATATGTGTATTTTTTAAAAAGTACGATCAATTAAACCAGCACCCACTGAGGAATTATGTTTTTACTTTGTTTGAATTCATAGGTAAAAATAAAAAACAACTGTTTGCAGAAATGGGGCATCAGGGAGTTTGTCACTTTATGCGCTACGAAACTATGCAATTCGGGCTGTGTACGGAAAAGACTTATAATGAATTAATAGGTATGTATAGAATAAGTGAACAAAAATGGTTTAAACCATTTAGTTATTTAGTTGATGTTAACCGTAAGTTTAACCTGCAAAAAGGGAGGAAATTTAAAAGCAACGTGCTAAGTTATAAGAAAGACTATCAAGGATTACACCCAACACAAAAACCTGTTTTATTGCTGGAGGATTTGATTGAAACCTATACCAACGAAAGCGAAACGGTTTTAGATTTTACAATGGGTAGCAGCTAAAAACCTAAACCGTAAGTTTATAGGTATAGAGCTAGACCAAGAATACTTTAAGATTGCACAAGATAGAATTAGTGCAACATAATCCTTAGCTAAGAAGTCGCTAACTGCGACGCATACTAAATTAATGAAGAATTCAAAGCTTTAGCTGGCATGGTAATGGTCGTTAACCGCCATTTGCTAACGGGCAGTTTACTGTCACAATTTAGCAAGTTGTTATGTGTTTTAACTGAGATTGATAGGAGAATAATTTGAAAAATAAATACGGATTAGATGTTGATTACTTCAGAAGATACTTTGAATTAATGGCTCGTGATGTAGCAATGTACACGCCTGATGAAATGGCAAGATCACTTGCTAGAATGAGCGTAGTTGCTGACGAAAAAGTAATGAAAGAAAGTGAGTTTAACAAAGACACATAACCTTTTACTTAAGATGTTGGCTACGTTTTTGAGAGCGTAGCGAACAGTAGACAATCATTTTGAAGTTGTTGTTAGTTTTGCTGATGGCACTTAACGAGAAGCGAGAGAGAATATTATGAAAGAATTTTTTAGTAGCCCTTATTTGATTTACCCGTTAATTATTGCGGGGATGATCGCAGAATTTAGATACAATTTAGAATGGGCGGGCAATATATCATTATTTGCGTTATGGGTATTAATACTAGTGACTTTTATGGGGCTGTTTGTGGAGAGCAAGGAATTATTTAAAAAGAAAAGTAACAACGCAAAAATGGCATTGTGCGCTATTTGTTTGATGGTGCAAATAGCAATAGGCTGGGTGTTTACTGCTGTATTTTTTGCGATAGGATGGTTTTTTCTTTTGGTTAAAAAAGCCGCTTACTATCAAGAATTAGAAAAAGCAAACTAACACATTGTACACATGAATTATTCCCTCTTTCGCACCTCAGACCAGTAATTTAACTGAACTGGTTTTATGTGCGTTTATTATAGGGTAGAAACATAAAAGGATAAAGATAATGTCTAAATTAGAATGGCGACCTATTGTCGCAGAAGAAAATAAACCTTTAAAATTTAAGAAGAATAAAAACGGGATATACACCTTATATTTAACAAGTACTGGTTGGCGTGAGTCAGCAACAATTACTAATGATAAACTAAACAACTTGTTTGATTATGAAATATGCGAAGAAAGTGAAGGTGACGAGGTAATTTACTTGTCAAATAACAACAAAATTACATTCAACTGCGAACCTTCTTTTTTACATTGCGATTGGTCTATATCAATTGAAGGTGTTAAACGTACATTAACACCAAACGCTAGGTTAACCTCGTTTGAACTATACAATATCACAGTATGGAAAGAAGAGTGTCAAGCTAATTTGAATGTAAGTCCTGTTAAATTGAAAAGCAGAGCTATTGAATTAGGTATATGGGATTACTTCATATGAGTAGTACAACGGGTGATGTGATTTCACAAGAGCATTACCCTACTCCTGTAAATCTTGTGAAAGCTTTAGTTAATCAAATGGTGATTAAACCTACCGATAAGTTTCTTGAGCCTTGTCGCGCTGATGGTAATATTTATAATCAAATAGAATTACCTGATGATCAAAAATCATGGTCTGAATTAAGAGATGGTGTTGACTATTTAACAACAATATTTCCACCTCAAGATATTATAATAACTAATCCACCATTTAGCTTAACTTGTGAGTTTTTAACCAAGTCATTACATGAATTGAAACCTGACGGTACTTTAGCTTATCTTCAACGTGTTAATTTTTTAGGTACCGTTAAACGATTACCGTTTTGGGAAAGTTCAGGCTACCCTGACAAGTTGCCTGTATGCGTACCTCGCCCTCATTTTGTAAAAGGGAGTAAAGGTGATAGTTGTGAGTATGCATGGTTCATTTATGATCGAGGTAATAGATTCCCTTTTATTAATAAAGGTGTTGGTGCATTAGAATGGGATAAAGTTAAGTTATGAACACATTATCGACAACTATTAAACCTAGACCTTATCAGATTAAAGTTTTATCTGAAGTTAAAATGGCGTGGTCTATGGGTGATGATAACGTGCTTGCTGTGGCTCCAACAGGTGCAGGAAAAACGATCATAAAAGCTTTCATGGCTAAATACTTTTATGATCGTGGTGAGTACTGCGTCATATACGCTCATCGTGACGTTTTACTTAGTCAAATAAGCATGTCACTAGCTAGAGTCGGTTTACCTCATAGTTTCATTTGTAACAAAGTTACAGAGCGTGACATAAGTAACATGCATGTTACAGAGTTTGGTTATAGTTACGTTGACACCTCTAGCACTATAATAGTAGCGTCAGTACTTACTTGGGTTAATCGTGATACTACTTATTTAAGTGAAATAGTAAAAGGTTGGATGCTTGATGAAGCTCATCATTTAACTGCTGATACATCTTGGCATAATTGTGTTAAAACACTCGTAAACGCTAAAGGTATGGGAGTTACTGCCACACCACTTAGAGCCGATAAAAAAGGGTTAGGTAGTGATTGTGGAGGTGTTTTTGATTCACTGGTTTTAGCCCCTACAATGGGTGAATTAATTGAAATGGGTTCACTATCTCCTTATCGTATTTACACTGTACCAAGTAGGCTTGACACGTCAACAGTTAACGTTACTTCAAGTGGCGACTACAACCAGAAGAAATTAGCTTTGCTGACAGATAACGCTGACATTACGGGTGATGCTGTAGAACATTACTTACGGTTAGCGAACGGTCAACAAGCGATTACATTCTGTGTTAATATTGAACATGCTAAACATGTTTCTAAGCAGTTCAATGACGCTGGTATACCTTCGGTCGCCCTTAGTTCAAAGTCAAAACTAGCATATCGCCAGCAAAAGCTAAAAGAATTTAAAAGTGGTGTAATATTAAACCTTATTAATGTTGATCTTTTCGGTGAAGGTTTCGATGTACCAGCATGTAGCGTTGTGATAATGCTTAGAAAAACCATGTCATACGGTTTATTTAAGCAACAATTCGGACGTATGTTACGCGTATTTGAAGGTAAGGATTACGGGATACTATTAGACCATGTAGGTAACATTCGTGAACATTGCGTTTACGGTGCTCCACATGACGATCCTGAATGGTCACTTGAACCACAAAAGAAGAAAAAGAAAGTCAAGGATGATAAAGGTATAAACTCACGAACCTGTCCTAAATGTTTTGGTTTTTATCAACCTAAATCTAACAGTCCTAAGAGTTTCATATGCCCTTACTGTAATCATGCTGAATCTGAGGATGATATAATAACGGCAGCTAAAGAAATACAAGTAGCAGAGGGTGTTCTAACTGAATATGATTGTAGTTACATCACTGGTTTAATACAGCGTAGAAAAGATGTTGATATGCCTGTAGAGGATATTAAATCAAAACATAGATTTTCACCTGACATTGTTAAATTTTCAGCAGCTAAGAATCATTTAAAAAGGCAGGAAGCCCAACGTAAACTTAGAGAAAGGATTAACTTGTGGTGTGAACATACTGCTGTTAAAAAAATGCTTGACGTTCAGACTACCCAATCTGAATTTGAGCGAGTGTTTGGTGTGAATGTTTTTAAAGCTCAAGTGTTAAGTGAACGTCTTGCCTTAGAACTTTTGGATAAAATACAAAAACATGTTTGATAAATTCATAGCTAGGCTTATTGCCATAGAAATATTAATCATAATAATTTTGGTAATATTTTTGTAAAAAAAACCCATCGCTAGATGGGTTAAAACTTAAACAATTGTAGGAGTTGAACAAACAACATGTATTATAATATTACACAATCCCGAAAAAAACAAGACTTTAATGTTGACTTGAGTAAGTTAATCATTAGAGATACTGAATGTTACCCTAACATATGGACTTTCGGCGGTTACAATACTTTGAATGGTGAAAATTACGTGTTTGAAGTATCAGATAGAGTTAACCAGATTCAACAGTTTCGTGAAGCTATTTCGCATTGGAAATTCCACGGTTACACTATGGTGGGGTTCAATTCCATTGGTTATGATTACCCTGTAGAACATGCTGTACTAACTGATTTAAGTATCAACTGTGCTGCCGACATTTACAAAGTCAGTAAACGTATTATAGACACTGACTGGAATGATAGATTTAAAAATCGAATACCCGTGTGGCAACATCAAATACCTCAAATCGATTTATTCTTAGTTCATCATTTCGACAATGTTAACAAGTCAACTAGTTTAAAAATGCTCGAGTTCGCTATGCGAATGGAAAGTATTGAAGATTTACCTTTCAAACCTGAAAAAATTCTCACACATGATGAAATGACAACGTTAATTCAATATCAAAATCATGACATTGAAGCTACTAAAATGTTTACTAACGAAACTATTGAGGCGCTTGATTTTCGTAAAACGTTGTCAATCAAATATAATAAAAATTTCATGAATCACAATGATACCAAAATAGGTAAAGATTTTTTCAGCATGGAGTTGGAAAAATCAGGAGTTAAATTACGTGATGGTAACGGTGATTTACGTCAGACATTTCGTGAATATATTGATTTATCTGAATGTGTAATACCTTGGGTTCAATTTGAACGTGTTGAGTTTCGACGTATACTTACTCAAATTCAATCAACAAGGGTGTATGAAACCAAAGGTTCGTTGAAATTAAGTGCTGAAATTGAAGGCTTCAAGTATGATTTTGGTTTAGGTGGTATACACGGAAGTGTTGAAGGTCAAATCATAAAGGCTGATGATGAATTTATGATCATAGACCTTGACGTAGCTAGTTATTACCCTAACCTCGCTATTAAGAATAAGTTATACCCTAAACACTTGTCAGAAGATTTTTGCACCATTTACGAGAATGTATACAAACAACGTAAACAACACGCTAAAGGTACTCCCGAAAACGCAGCAATGAAGCTAGCGTTGAATGGTGTTTACGGTGATAGTAACAGTGTTTATAGTCCTTTTTATGACCCTAAATTCACAATGTCAATAACCATTAACGGTCAATTATTATTATGCATACTTGTCGAACAGTTGATTAAAATACCAAAGTTAACAGTTATTCAAATAAATACTGACGGTGTTACTGTTAAAATACCAAGAGTACATGAAGGTCAGTTAAACAATTTATGGGAATGGTGGGAAAAGTTAACAGGTCTTGAATTAGAGGCAGGTTATTATGACTTAATGGCTGTTCGTGACGTAAATAATTATATTGCTCGATACACTGATGGAAATGTAAAATACAATGGTGCTTATGATTATACTGAATTGGGTTGGAATAAAAACCACTCATCATTGGTTGTACGAAAAGCTGCCTGTGAAGCTATACTAAATGGTACAAATATTCGTGAATTTATAATGAACCACGATGACATGTTTGACTTTTTCTCATGCGTTAAAGCACCTCGAAGTGCAAGGTTAGAGTTGTGTAAACCTTCCATGTGGGGTGATCTTATAATATTAGATGAAGTTAAAGTTGGCGATACTCAAAACGTAACAAGATATTATGTTAGTAACGATGGTTACAACATGATTAAAGTTATGACACCTCTTAAACGTAAAAAGGATGTTAAAATAAAAATGACATTTATAAACTGGATAAGTCGTAAGATATCTGGTTATAATAAAAATCTTGAAGTAACCACTCAACATGAATATAACCACGCGATATCATTAGGTTATAAATGTAAAGATGGAGGTAACTTTACACACACTGATGAGCGTAGAAGCGAGGTTGAATCAGGTTATTTAACAACTCCTGTTAATAAAATTACGAACAACATGGTACTTGATATCAATTACGAGTATTACATTAATCAAGCAAACAAATTGGTGAATAAAGTATTATGAGAAAATCATTAATGTTCCTACTAATTGCAACTATTATAATTAACATTCACCTTAAAACGGGGTTGGTTTTATACACCGCTTGGACTGGTGTAGCCTTGATTAAACTGTCAACACTTGTAAGACGTAGACGGGAGGAAAGAAAAACAAAGCGGTGTGATTACAACACCACTTGCATCGAATTCGAAGATGAGCGTTACAAGTACGATTAACAGTTATTTCCTACACGGAATAGAGCCGTGAAAGTCATTACATTCATCGGGAGGATCATCTAAGTACATAACAATTAACCCATGTATTGCTCGGTGCCCTGTTCAACCACTGGATCTTTCGATGTCACTGGTTTAGGGTTTTCGAGCAATTCCGATAATTTCTCACGACGTTTTTTCAACATCAACGGGTAATTCTCAATTTTTTGTTTGGCTTCTTCGGGGTCTGTAATCATTTGTTTTATTCCCCACAATATATCCTGTTCAGATTGTGTGAAGTCGTTCATTTTGGCGACCACATCATCATCATATGTAATTTTAATCCAATCATCATATAGATGAAGTTTAACCCCTGATTCAGTGTCTAACACATGTTCATCATCTATCAGCGTGTATCGATGTGAACCAGCAGCAATCTGATCGTGTATGTATTTAAAAATACTTTCAATATTTAACATTGTGAAACCTCTAAAAGTATGGGTGCTAAATAAATCAACACCCATTTTCGCTAAAACCTAAGAAAACCTTTTTGCTTCTTAGGTGACTTAACCGATACACTTCCATTTACAGTATCATCGGTAATTTGGCTATCAATATCAGCCCCGACAACAGTATCAGCGTTTCCATTATCTGTTGATTCATCCGTTGAACCAACATTACTTAGTTTCCCGAGTTACCGCGACCACCACGTTCACTAAGTAATAAATCTAACTTAGCATTTTGTGTAGCACTAGCCACCGCATCAGATACCTTAGATGCACACTCTTGATTAGCTAAGATTGTAGCCAAAGAAGCGTCAGTCTTAGCTTGGTTTTGTACAGCCAGTAATTTAGCTTCACAGCAACATTTTGCGGCTTCACGGGCATTAGCTGCGGCTTCACGGGCTAACATGTTGAAGTTTGCATTCTGATTGTCTTCACCACGGGCAACCTGATTAGCTAAATTAAATCCAATCTGTGTTTGGAAGTCACGGTTTGATATTTCTTTTGCATTATCATTTTGTAGTTGGGCTAAGTCACGATTACGGTCTGCATTGTCACTAATTTGTTTTGATAAGAAATCGTGTGCTTGTGCTGCCACTTTTTCATTGCGGTTGATGCGTACAGCATTACTACCGTCATTAGCGAATTCACGACCACCGTGATAACCATTACCGTAACCATAACCGCCGCCATATGCTGCTCGACTTAAAATACTATCACCTACTAAACCTGATTCAATACTCATAATAATCACCTATTAAAATTAAAATGCCAAATGGCACTGGTAAGTATTTATCACTTGTGCTTACATGTTTATTGTAAAATAAGGTTTTAAATTGTAAAAAGGTGATTAAAAATGTTGACAGAACATTACGAATTGGTTAGGGAAGCTAGTCCGTTGGCAGCTATGATATATAAAGATAGGAAGTATTATTACCAAACTTTTAAGGAAATAGCACAGCATCGCAATATGTCTGTGGTAGATGTCAAGATGATTTACGGTAAAGCTAAATGGTACATTCGAAACCCTGACCAAATATGGTTAGACGGATTATCAAAGAGGGCTAGAAAAGCTTTAGACAATAACACCCCTTATAGTGAATTTAACCAGTTACTCAACGATGTGATGAGTGAGAAAGTAGATCTTGAATGTTTTAGAGGTATTGGTCACAAAATCGCTGTTGAAATTAGAAGGTGGTGTGTTAATCACTCATGAGGTTTACGCATATCATTAATCGACTTCCAAAATGTAGCCAGTAACGTACCGTATAAACCTATGTAAAGTGTTATAACTGTTATTTGATTATCAGGAGTTACTACGATACTTATCAACTCACTTATGATTGTGTCAGCCCATTGATACGTGACGTACAGCGCTGCGATATGGATAACGCGCATTAACTGTAAGGTTTTATGGATTGGTTGTGTAAAAATAAAACCAAACATGTTACTTAATGTTTTCACGACGTTTAACCTCTATTATTAGATTGTATTGACGTTTGTAACATTTAGCATGATTCACATAACTGTCAACGTCATTCTTGATAATGTCACTAATGCTAACGCTATCGGGTATTACAGGCATTAAATCATCATAACAAGGTGTTAGTAACGCTTGATTAATTGAAGGTAGTGATAAAACCTTGACGGGCGGTGTGAAATCAACCTTTTTTATAATCGGCTGGGGTGCTAATAATACGCTTGGATTGTTGGAGCAAGCGCAGAGCATCAATATTAACACTGTCTTGCTCAATAGTTTTTGTAGCATCGGTTATCCTAACAGCTTCAGTCTTTGTATTATGTTCAGCTATTAAATCATTTTTCTGCTTTTCTAGCAAATCACTCCAGTAATTATCATGTTTAATTTTAGAATCAATCAATGATTTATTATACTCATCAAATTTCAACTTCAATTCGTCATTGTATTTAATGCGTTGATTTTCTATCAAATCGTTATACTGTAATTGTATTTCAACTTTTGCCGAATCATAACCTGCGTTATATATGAATGAATACAACGTGGTTAATGTAGTCGTAATTAGTAACCATTTAGCTACGGTTTTATAGTTTATCATCAAGTGTTCCAGCATAGTTTTTTAATGTTTTTATCAGAACATCTTTAATTAAAATAAGCATGTTAGTACCTGTGTGTGCTGACACTGACACAATGACGAACGCTAATATCAATTCGATATTAAAATGCAAGCACAGCAAACCCGTCACCAAACCAACGAAAGCACTTGCACACACCTCCATTAACCAACCAACCCATCCACCACCACCGCCGTTTTTAATATTGGTTATATGTCGAACAGTAGCAGCCCACACCGATAGTAAAATCATTACAATATAATGAATTAAACCATATTCAGTTATTTTTTGAACTGTTTCTAACGTGTTTACGGGCATTAATGGATTACTCATAATAAAGTTTCCTAAAGTTTACAAGTAACCCACTAATAAGTCACTTAATTTTAATCAGTTAACACTTGTGTTTCACAATGCTTTTCAGCCTTTTCAACTAAAGTTAATGAGCTGTAATCAGGGTTTTCAGTAAAAAAGATATCTGAAATATTAAAACTAGTGTTGTTAATATCGCTGCTCAATTTGTATGGTGGTTTACCATCTTTATAAGCTTGTTCATTAATCCAATAATACATTTCGTAACTAACACTGAATAAGTTGCGCTCTGTTAAACTTGGTTCTTTAGTAACAGCATTGAACTGATAACGCTCAGTATTATTACTTGCTGAATTAGCACTTGCACATACGAAAAAAGCGTCAGTGTGTGTAGTACCTTGAATATCTGTAAATGATTTAGTAAACATATTATAGCCTTTGTTAAAAAAATGTAAATTATTATTATTGAACCCAAACTGAGTTAACCTTCATTACCATCTGTCTGTGAATATCAATAAGTTGTGTTTTAGTAGGGTAAACTACGTCATTGTTGTTTAACACCCATAAATTAGTACCTGTATCA